TATGCGAAGTAACCATGTTCGTCAAGCAAAGAGCTCTGGAAGTAATTGAGTTTGTTCAACTGCTTAACCTGACAGATGATTTTTATGGCCAGCCATTAGTGCTGCAGGACTGGCAGCATAAAGTCATTTGGGACGTGTACGGGACGGTTAACGAGCGGGGCTTCAGGCAGTACCGATATGCTTACTTAGAAATCCCGAAAAAAAACGGGAAAACCACGATGGTTGCCGCCCTGGGCCTTTACTACCTAACAATGGACCCACCAGGAGGGCAAATTTACTGCTGCGCGGCCGACAGAGAGCAGGCAGGCCTTGTTTACAGGGCGGCAGTACAGATGATAGAGCAAAATGAGGACCTGCAAGGGATATTAAAAATTACCGAGAGCAAAAAGCTTATCGTTAACACAAAAACCGGCACATTCCTGAAAGTCCTCTCGGCTGAAGCCTATACAAAGCACGGAATCAACCCTACAGTTGTTATATTTGATGAGCTTCATGCACAACCCAACAGAGACCTGTGGGACGTCATGACTTTCGGCGCCGGCGCAGCAAGAAAAGAGCCGCTGTGGTGGGTAATCACTACGGCGGGCGATGATCCTGACAGAAAATCTATAGGTTGGGAAGTACATGAGTATGCACGAAAGATCCAGGACGGCGAAATTGTAGACCCTTATTGGTATGTCAAGATTTATGGCGCACCTGAAGACTGCGACATTTTTGACGAAAAGGTTTGGTACAAGGCAAATCCATCCCTGGGCGTGACAATAGACATTGAGAACGTGCGTCAAGAGGCATTAGGAGCGAGGAATGACCCGGCCAAAGAAAAACTTTTTAGGTGGCTACGCCTGAATCAGTGGGTTTCATTAAAGCGTATCGGCTGGTTGCCGCTAACTCTTTGGGACGCCACCGTCGGGGACTGGAGCCCTGCGGAGCTGGTCGGGAAAAAATGCTATTTGGGACTGGATTTATCCAGCACAACCGACTTAACCGGCGCATGCTTACTGTTCCCACCGCAGGAAGGCTTCAGCGACTGGCGGGCGATATTCGAGGTATGGATACCCGAAGAAAACATGAAGGAGCGAGTTAAACAGGACAAGGTGCCTTATGATAGATGGGTAAAGGACAAGTTTATACATGCTACGCCCGGGTATGTCGTGGACTATGAGTTTATCGAAGCCAGAATTCTTACTTTGTGCAAGCAATATAAAGTCGTTGAGGTCGATACCGACCCCTGGAACAGCCGAATGCTGACACAAAGGCTTATGAAAAAAGGCATTACAGTAGTTGAAATTCCTCAGACAATGGCTTATATGTCCCCGGCAATGAAAGAAATTGAACGATTGGCTAAAATAGGCCAGTTTACACATGAAGCAAATCCGGTGGCGCGCTGGTGTTGGGGAAATGTAAATGTTGCGGTGGATGGCAATGGGAATATTAAGCCTATGAAGAATAAAAGCAATGAAAGAATAGACCTTATGGTGGCGATGATAAACGCCATGGCTCGGGCAATGCTTGATATACAAGAAGTAGATGTTTCTAAGTACGCAAGCGAAGAATTTTTAGATAAATTATGGGGCTAGGAGGTGGATAAATGGCTATTTGGAATAAATTGTTTAAACCAAAGGCACAAACCACACAGGAACCAATAAGTATTACTGATAGTCGACTTCTGGAGATTCTGGGTATTGAGCTTGACGAAATAAACTTGAAAGGCAAAAATGCTCTCAAAGAAGCAACTGTATATGCCTGTATCCGCATCCTGGCCGATGCCGTTGGAAAGCTTCCGGTTAAAATCTATCAGGATAAGGATGGCAAGCAGGCAGCTGCAGACCATTACCTGACGCCTATATTAAAAACACGACCTAATCCCTGGATGACTTCCCGGGATTTTTTTAAGGCTCTGGAAGTGCAGAGGAACGTATACGGAAACGCTTATGCCTGGATTGATGTTGAAACCAGCGGAAGAAATGCGGGCCAGGTAACGGGAGTATATCCTCTTGACAGTTCAAGAGTGGAGATATGGATTGATGATGTGGGTTTATTGCCTGGACAAGGCAAGATGTGGTATGTCTACCGGGACAATAAGGGTAAAGAGTATAAAATCAGACCTGATGAAATCCTGCATATTAAAAATCTTACTTTTGACGGCATCGTCGGTATGACACCGCTGGAACAGTTGAAAGAGACTGTTGAAAATGCGGGCGCGGCCAGTAGATTTCTGAATAACAGTTTCAAAAATGGAATGCTAACTAAAGGTATAGTTCATTATGTTGGCGATTTAAGTCCGGAAGCAGAGGAAACATTCCGCAAAAAGTTTGAACAGATGGCCAGCGGGTTAAAGAATGCAAATCGAATTAGTCTTTTGCCTATTGGTTATCAATATCAACCATTGAGCTTATCAATGACTGATGCACAGTTTTTAGAGAATACCGAACTGACTATTAGACAAATTGCTGCAGCTTTTGGTGTTAAAATGCATCAGCTTAACGATCTTTCCCGGGCGACGCATACTAATGTTGAATATCAGCAAAGAGAATTTTATATTGATACGCTTATGGATATTCTAACTGGATATGAGCAGGAAATGACTTATAAGTTATTTACAGATAAAGAACTTGAGGAAGGGTACTATATCAAATTTAATGTTAATGCCATTTTGAGAGCAGACCCCAAAACCAGATACGAAGCATACCGGACTGCAATACAGTCCGGTTTTTTAACGCCTAATGAGGTTCGTGCACTGGAAGAACTTGAACCAAAACCGGGCGGTGACAAGTTATTGGTTAACGGCAATATGATGCCTATCGAAATGGCTGGAAAACAATATCAGAAAGGTGGTGAGAAAGGTGAAAAAGAACAGTAAGAAATTTTGGAACTTTAAGGCAAAAGACGAAAAAACCGGGGAGCTAACTTTATACGGTGAAATATCTGATGTTACCTGGTGGGGAGACGAAGTTACGCCCAAACAATTCAAAGAGGATTTGGATGCTTTGGGGGATATCGAAACGCTGAATGTCTATATTAATAGCCCCGGTGGAGATGTATTTGCGGGGCAAGCCATCTATTCAATGTTAAAGAGGCATAAAGCCCAAATCAACGTATATATTGACGGCCTTGCTGCCAGCATTGCATCTCTGATAGCTATGGTCGGAGACAGAGTTATCATGCCGGCAAATGCCATGATGATGATTCATAATCCATGGACTTTTGCTTCTGGTAATGCCAATGACTTCAGAAAGTTGGCTGATGACTTAGATAAAATTAGGGATAGCATGGTTGTAGCCTATAAAGAAAAGTCGGGCCTTGAGGCTGAAGAAATTATCAAAATCATGGATGCAGAAACTTGGCTGACAGCGGAGGAATGCAAGAATTATGGTTTTGCTGATGAAATCGAAGAGACAAAACAGGTTGCAGCTTGTATGGATGAGAAATATTTATCGATGTACAAGAATATCCCTGATGAGCTTAAGAAATTACTCGATCCTCCTGACGAGGGGGTGAAGAACAGTGAGAATGACTTAAAAAAGAGGAAGTTGTTAGTGGAACTGGAGCTGTAAAGGCTATTTTTTTAATGTTTGAAATTTCAAAAACAAAAAAGAAAGGAAGATGATCGAATATGACTAAAGAAATGCGTGAATTACTACAGCAGCTTGAAGCTGCGAAAGCAGAAGTAAGAAAATTGCTTGCTGAGGATAGAGTAGCCGAAGCAGAGAAGAAAATGGAAGAAGTCAGGGCTCTGCAAAAGAAAATTGACATGCAAAAAGAGCTTGAAGCTATGAATGAATTTAATGATAATGGAGCACAGAAAATTACAAACAAAGAGGAAAAGGATTTGAATGCAGAATATAAGCGCGTATTTCTGAAAGGCCTTCGTAGACAGAGAATCACGTCTGATGAGTGGAGTATAATCAACGAATATTATAAGACCCGAGGAATTCGCGCAGCAGTGATGCATGAGGGCGCAAATTCCGATAACCCTGATGATGGTAATGTAGGTCTTATTGTGCCGCAGGATATTCAGACCCGTATCAATGAAATCATGAGAGAGCTTAACGATCTTTCGGAATATGTAACGGTTGAAACCGTTAACACCCTGTCGGGAACCCGTGTCCTTGAAGCAGATAACGCAATGACACCTTTCCAGGTCGTTAATGAATACGGTACAGTACAGGAAATGGACAATCCCAAATTCGTTCCGATCAGTTATCAGCTGGTCAAACGTGCTGGTTATCTGCCGCTTACTAATGAATTGCTGACTGACACTGATCAGAATATACTGAATTATGTCACACGGTGGATTGCTAAGAAGTATGTTGTAACGAAGAACTCTTTAATTACAGCCTTATTGCAGGGCTTGCAGCCTGTACAGTTGGTGGGCTTGGAT